GGTCCTCCTGGTATCGGCAAGACCACTGTTGCTAAAGCACTTTGTAACGAACTGGGGGTAGATGTTTATGTCATCAATGGATCCGACGAGGGTAGATTCCTTGATACTGTCCGAAACAATGCGAAGAACTTCGCTTCGACCGTCTCACTTTCGTCAGATGCTAAACACAAGGTCGTTATCATTGATGAGGCAGACAACACAGGCAACGATGTACAACTCCTCCTACGGGCGTTTATTGAGGAATTTGCTGGTAATTGCCGTTTCATCTTTACCTGCAACTACAAGAACAAGATCATCGAGCCCCTTCATAGCAGATGTGCCGTTGTTGACTTCTCGATCAAAGGGAAAGAAAAAACCGCACTGGCAGGACTCTTCTTCAAGCGTCTACAAGACATCCTGGATGCGGAAGGCGTCCGATTCGATCAAAGAGTACTTGCGGAGATTATCAATAAACATTTCCCCGACTGGCGACGAGTCCTCAACGAATGCCAAAGATACTCCGTAGGAGGAGAAATCGACTCTGGTATTCTTGCTTCTTTCTCTGACATCTCTGTAAATGACCTCATTAAACATCTCAAGGAAAAGAATTTCACCGAAGTCCGCAAATGGGTGGTCTCCAACCTGGACAACGATGCTTCTAGCCTACTTCGCAGGGTTTATGACTCCTGTTATAGTTGCCTTTCTCCCAGTACTATCCCCGCTGCCGTTCTTGTTATTGCTAAGTATCAATACCAATGTGCGTTCGTGGCTGATCAGGAAATTAACCTCCTAGCAGCACTAACTGAAATTATGGTGGAGTGTGAGTTCAAGTAAGTGATATAAATAAAACAGATTTGATGTTAGTCGCGTAAGGTATATCTTACACACAGACACACAAACACAAATCAAACACATACTATTTTAATAAAACTATGGCTCGCAATCCATACGACCTGCGCTGGGAACTTCTCCAGCAGGCAGAAAGTCGTCTTGTAAACCGCTACAATGCGGAAGAAAATCGCTACAATATTCTCCTTGATAAAGGAGAAGATCCTGGTAATTATCCAATCTACCCTAGTGATGAAGAAATTCATAGACTTGCGGAAGAAATGCGTTCCTTTATTGAGAGGAACTGATTATGTTGAACATTTTTGGTGAAGAAAGATTTAAACCACTGGTTAGATTTGGGAAAGAGATTCCTGGATATTATGTTTCTAAAGAGGGGGAGATATACAGTTCAAAATCAAATAAATTCATGACCCATACGCAAAACTTTGAATACTATGCGAGTGGAAGAAAACGTCTTAAATGTTTAACAACCGCATGTCGTGTTCCAAAAGGATTTTATGAAGATTTTGAACATTCAGCAGGAACCAGCACACTAATTCAAGAAAAATATAACTTTACTACATCGAAAATTCGTATAGACATTCACAGGGCAGTAATGGAAACATGGAAACCAATCGATAGGTATCCGCCAGACTCTTTGATAGATGAATGGGACGATGCCCCAGAGTGTTTCAAGCAGTGGGTAAGAGACACTGCATATATTGACCATATTGATAATGATCCCTCAAACAATTCTATTGATAATTTGAGATGGGTTACACCATTACAAAATCATTATAGAAGAAAACAAGTGGAGTGTGAGTTCAAATGAAAAACAAACAACATCAAGTAAAGTCCAAGTGGTATTACATTTTCTGGGGTGCTATGGCGGTTGCCGTAGTTGGCGGACAGATTTATGTTGGGTCTGGATATCGCCAAATGGCTGAGGCAACCAACGGTGCTGATATTCATGTGACTTGTGAGGTTATTCCTCCTTATACACCACCCGCAAAAAAGTTTAATGCTTCTAGGGAGTTTGAGTAATGGGACTTCTTAAAATTGATAAGAGTAAGTTGGTAGAAGAAAAAGTGAAGACTACACCAGAAAATGTCCAAGAAGCAAATGAAGCATTGTTTCGTGCTAAAATGACTCTACCTGCTGCCGCAAAACATTGCGGTATGACTCACAAGGAAATGAAAATGACCTTCCTTGAATACTTGAAGTATCACCCTAAAGATTATGATCAATCCCAAACTGTTTGATTTTTCTTCTATTTTTGGTGTAGTTAAATCTACTGATGGACTAAAAAGAAATCAAACTAGACCTCTACGAGCAGAAGTTCAAGAGATTGCTATTGCTAAGTATAGTGGCGGTCAACTTCAGTATGTTGGTGATAAAGAAAATGGTAGAGACTTTTATGGTCTGGTTGATAATCTTTATTACGAATCAAAGGGAAAGGATGGTCTCTTTTGTAAAACTATTCCGTGGACGAAAGAAATAACTTTAAAAAATTTTCAAGGTAAAAGTTTAGGTTTGCCTGAAAAAACTTTTGATTATATGCTATTGTGGGATACTAAAACTTATACCATTGGTATTTGTGATTGGGATTCTTGTATGAAGCATACGAACATCAAAGACACTAATATTTCTTTCAGAGTTCATTTTGATGATATTACATTTCTTGCTAAGAATGTAATTCCGGTAGAGAAGGAAGACTTCGCTACTAAACTTTATAATTTGATTGAGGAAACAGTATGAAGTCTCTTAAAACACCGTTACGCTACCCAGGCGGTAAGTCCCGTGCTTGTGAAAAGATGGGATCTTACTTTCCAGACCTTCGTAACTATGATGAGTTCCGTGAACCATTCCTTGGAGGAGGAAGTGTTGCGATTTATATCACCAAGAAATATCCCTCGTTAAATATTTGGGTGAATGATTTATACGAACCCCTTGTAAACTTCTGGCAGCAACTGCAGATGTTTGGGGTCGATATGAAAGATAGGTTGGTAGAGTTAAAGACATCAAACAATACACCAGAGTCAGCAAAAGATTTATTCCTTTCCTCCAAGGAGAAAGTCAATGACCAAGATGTGCCTAGCATTGAGCGTGCTGTGGCTTTTTATGTTGTTAATAAGTGCTCTTTTAGTGGGCTCACAGAGAGTTCATCATTTTCACAACAGGCAAGCGTATCCAACTTCAGTATGCGCGGGATTGAAAAGTTGCCTGGGTATTCTAAGATAATCGAAAATTGGCGTATAACTAACTATTCCTACGATTATCTGATGGATGGAAACAAAGGTGCGTTTATGTATCTTGACCCTCCTTACGATATTAAGGATAATCTCTATGGGAACAAGGGATCAATGCACAAAGGATTTGATCACGATAAGTTTGCTGCTGACTGCGACTCTAACGATATGGATCAGTTGGTGAGTTACAACTCTGACCAACTTGTAAAAGACCGTTTTAAGAATTGGAATGCTGCCGAGTTTGACCTTACTTATACAATGAGGTCAGTTGGTGAATATATGCGAGAGCAAAAGAAACGTAAAGAACTACTACTTTTTAATTATGGAATTGAAGGACTGGTTAAACTCGATCAATCAGACGAAAGAGAATCTGATTGACGAAGACCCTTCACTTGAGAAGGAATATCCTCCTTATATTATCAACCGTTGTTTCTCTGGGCACTTGGATTCTGTGTTGTTTGCTAATGAACTCAACAGGTATCATTTCCTCCCCAAAAAACTGCAATATGATTTTTATCTAAATAGTCTGAGGAAAAAGAAGAGATTTTCTCCCTGGCTCCGACAAGATAAAATCAAAGATCTTGATTATGTCAAACGTTATTATGGTTATAGTAATGAAAAGGCAAAACAAGCTTTGAGGATTCTTACAGAAGAACAACTTAATTTTATTAAATCGAAATTTGAAACTGGAGGAACAAAATGAGTGTCGTTCAAGAACCTGAAGTGAAGTGGTCGCCTGAACAAATGGTTGAAGTGGTTCTTAACGAACCAGACGACTTTTTGAAAGTGCGTGAAACTTTGACTCGTATTGGAGTCGCTTCAAGAAAAGAAAAGAAAATCTATCAGTCTTGCCATATTCTTCATAAGCAAGGCAGATACTATCTGGTTCACTTTAAGGAACTGTTTGCCCTTGATGGTAAGCACGCAAACCTTACTGCGAATGATGTCCAGCGTCGCAATCGTATTGCCCAACTTCTTGCTGACTGGGGTTTGATTGAGATTGTGGATGTTACTAAGATTCAAGACATTGCTCCACTGAATCAAATCAAAGTTCTTGCTTATAAGGACAAGGGTGACTGGATTCTGGAAACCAAGTACAACATTGGTTCTAAGAAGAAGAGAGCAGAAGAAACCGAATGATTCTGTAGGGAGTTCAACACTCCCTTTTTTATGTTTTCTTGTATAATTAGTAGTGGATGCCGTAAGGGTCCACACAACACAAACTCGCTTTTAAAGGAGCTACTATAATGACCAACCTCACAAGGTATACTGCTGCGGATCTTCCTGCCCTGATGGAAAGGATCACAAGAAACAGTATTGGTATGGATGAATACTTTGATCGTATCTTTAATCTTCACGAAACTTCAACAAATTATCCACCTTATAACCTTATTCAGGTAAATAACGTAGAGTCGCATTTAGAAATTGCACTCGCAGGTTTTAAGAAAGGAGAAGTCAATGTTTTCACGGAATATGGAAAGCTTTTTGTCGAAGGACAAAAAGTGGATGCCGACTCGGAACGGACGTTTATCCACAAGGGAGTGGCTAGCAGAAGTTTTAAACGAGCGTGGACTCTATCCGACGACACAGAAGTCGGGGAAGTTGTATTCGAAGACGGACTTCTACGGATCGTACTTGGGAAAGTAGTTCCAGAACATCACGCACGTAAGGACTATCTCTAAATAGTATCGAATATCGTCGGCGCAGACGGGGAGGTAACTGGCACAATCCAGTTGACACCTCCCCTTTTTATTGGTAGAATGACTTGAGGAGTTGAGTAATTAATGTCAATCAAACTTGTATTATTGAAGTCTGGTGAACAAGTTGTTTCTGATATAAAAGAACTTGTATCTGAAGATAGCGTCCGTGGTTACGTTTTCAATAAACCACATAAGGTTCAGGTGAATAGAACTCTTCTTCTTACTGAAGATGAGAATGCTATTGATGATAGAAATGTAGAGATTACATTGTCTCCATGGATTCTGTTGACCGAAGATGAAGATGTTCTCGTCACTCCAGACTGGATTGTAACTATTGTTGAACCACTAAATTCTATTATTGAAATGTATCAGGAGAAAGTAAATGGACAAGTCGATTAAGTGCTTGCTAATGGACGTTGATAATGTTATTATCAGTGAGGTTATTGAGGTTGATGCTCAGTTAGGTGATCCAAACTGTAGGTTGATTAACCCATATCTATTCAAGACAATTGATGATATGATTCCTTGGCCAAAGGCAACAAATCAGAGAGAATTAATGATTCGGTCGGAAGATATTCTAACCATCGCAGACCCAACAGAAGAAGTTATTGAAAAGTATCTTGAACTAACAGCATAATGCGCTTTTATACAAACGTCCAAATGGTCGGGGACCACTTCTTGGTTCGTGGTTATGAAGATGGTAAACACTTCATGACTCGTGAGAAGTTCAACCCGACCCTTTTTGTCCCCGCAAACAAAAAAACCAAATATCAAACTCTGACTGGTGATTATGTGGAGGCAGTTCAACCAGGATGTGTTCGTGACTGTCGTGAGTTCATCAAAAAGTATGAGGGGGTAGAAAACTTTAAAATCTATGGAAATACTGGATATATTTACCAGTATATTTCTGAGATGTATCCTGAAGAGGAGATTAAGTTTGATACAAATAAAATCAAAATCACAACATTGGACATTGAGGTTGCATCGGAGAATGGATTTCCTGATGTAGAATCTGCTGCTGAGGAAGTACTTCTTATTACTATCCAGGACTATGCAACTAAACAAATTCGTACTTGGGGTAAGGGTTCATTTTCAAATAAACAAGATAATGTGATCTATAAGGGTTTTAGGACAGAGTATGAGTTGCTGGATGATTTTATCAACTGGTGGATGATTGAGCAAAATACTCCAGAAGTTGTAACTGGGTGGAACAGTGAACTGTATGATATTCCTTACCTAGTAAGACGTATTGATAGAATTCTTGGTGAAAAGTTGATGAAAAGACTATCACCTTGGGGTCTAGTTACTGAAAGAGAAACTTTTATTGCTGGTCGCAAACACATTTCCTATGATGTTGGTGGTATCACTCAACTTGATTATCTTCAGCTTTATAAAAAGTTCACGTATAAAGCACAGGAATCGTATCGTCTAGATTACATTGCAAGTGTAGAACTTGGTAAGAAAAAACTGGATCACAGTGAATTTGATACTTTCAAGGACTTTTATACGCACGGTTGGCAAAAGTTTGTAGAGTACAACATCATTGACGTGGAACTTGTTGACCGTATGGAAGACAAGATGAAACTTATTGAACTTGCCGTCACTATGGCTTATGACGCTAAGGCAAACTATGCTGATGTATTCTCACAAGTCCGTATGTGGGATACCATTATTTACAACTATCTGAAGCAAAGGAATATCGTTATTCCCCCAAAGGAACGTTCTGATAAGGATTCTAAGTATGCTGGTGCCTATGTGAAGGAACCGATTCCTGGAAAGTATGACTGGGTTGTGAGTTTTGACTTGAACTCACTATATCCTCACCTGATTATGCAATACAACATATCACCAGAAACTCTTCTGGACGAAAGGCATCCTTCTGCTACTGTAGATAAGATTCTTAATCAAGATCTTACTTTTGAGTTGTATAAGGACTATGCCGTTTGTGCTAATGGTGCTATGTTCCGCAAAGATGTTCGTGGTTTTCTTCCAGAACTGATGGAAAAGATCTATAAGGATCGAACTATCTTTAAGAAGAAAATGCTTGCAGCAAAGCAGGAGTATGAAAAGAAAAAGACAAAGGATCTTGAAAAGGAAATTGCAAGATGCAACAACATTCAGATGGCTCGCAAGATCCAATTGAACTCTGCTTATGGCGCTATTGGTAACCAGTATTTTAGATATTACAAACTCGCAAACGCAGAAGCGATTACACTCTCTGGGCAAGTCTCTATTCGTTGGATTGAGAATAAAGTAAATACATATCTAAATAAACTTTTGCAAACTGAAGAAGTAGACTATGTTATTGCATCGGATACCGATTCAATCTATCTTAATATGGGACCTCTTGTTACTAAATTTTTTGGTAATAAGTCTGACGATAAAGCAGCGATTGTTTCCATACTTGATAAGATCTGTCACGACAAGTTGGAACCATTCATCGAATCCAGTTATCAGGAACTTGCGGATTACGTTTCGGCATATGAACAAAAAATGCAGATGAAGCGTGAGAATATCGCTGAACGTGGTATTTGGACCGCAAAGAAGCGATACATTCTCAACGTATGGAACAGTGAGGGTGTTCAATACAATGAACCCAAACTGAAGATGATGGGCATTGAAGCAGTGAAGTCTTCTACACCTGCTCCTTGCCGTCAGATGATTAAGGATGGTCTAAAACTCATGATGAACGGAACTGAAGATGAGGTTATTGAATTTATCGAACAATGTCGCCGTGAATTCAAGACACTTCCTCCAGAATCTATCGCTTTTCCAAGGACAGCATCTGATGTTCGAAAATATCATTCTTCATCGGACATTTATATGAAGGGAACTCCGATTCACATTCGTGGAGCACTGCTGTTTAATCATTATGTGAAAGACAAAAAACTAACCAATAAATATTCACTTATTGGTAATGGAGAAAAAATTAAGTTTCTCTATTTGAAAAAACCAAATATCATCCAGGAGAACATTATCTCCTTCATTCAAGACTTTCCTAAGGAACTTGGTCTTGACAAGTACATCGACTATGACCTACAATTTGAAAAGAGTTTCGTAGAGCCACTCAAGTCTATCCTAGATTCGATTGGATGGTCTGTCGAAAAAACTGTAAACCTTGAATCATTTTTCTTTTAATGGATCTTCCTATTAACGACAATGAGCTTGCTACTATTGTAAAAGCAATGGCTCTTGGTGGTGATACTGCATTGTATCAAAAACTCAAACTGGTAAAGGAATTGCGTGAGCAAGACCTGCCTTATAAAAAAATACTTCGTGAACAATACGGGATGGTAGCGTGATGGATTTTTTAAAAGATATTGTAAAAGAGATTGGGGATGACTATACCAAACTTGCTGCAGACATCGACGAAACAGAAACTTACGTTGACACAGGTTCGTTCATTTTTAACGCACTGGTCTCAGGTAGTATTTTTGGTGGTGTATCTGGGAATAAGATTACTGCTATTGCTGGAGAGTCTTCTACTGGAAAGACTTTCTTCTCTCTCGCTGTGGTTAAGAATTTTCT